CGCATTATCTGCGTCACCGACGCAAATCATCAATGAGTTCTTATCAGGACTCACCATCGCACTCTTACTGATTCCTGAATCCATCGCATTCGCATTTATTATGGGATTGTCGCCGAATACCGGAATACAGAATACGATGGTGATGTCTCTTATAACATCTATATTTGGAGGTATGCCAACGATGATTTCAGGGTCAACCGCCGCGGTCGCAACATCAATCGCCGGTGTAAGCACCTTACTCGGCAAAGAATACATCATTCCAACCGTCATCGTCGGCGGTATCATCCAGATTTTAGCCGCGCTCACCGGGTTATATAAATACGTGACGTATATTCCCAAATATATCATGTCGGGGTTTCTGGTTGCGTTGGCCGGTCTTATCGCGGTTCATCAGCTCGATAATTTTAAAGATAAAGACCACCAGTGGCTAACTGGTTTGAAAATGGCAAACACTGTATTATTCACAATTATATCCACGTTGATTGCGTTTTTCGGCGTTATTAAAATCACGCATAGCAACGACCAACATATCCATATACCCGGTGGATTAGTTTCGATGTTCGCGATTACCGCGTTTATTTACATTTTTACGAAATATTACAATATCGACCGTGTGAAAGATACCGGCGCGATACATTCACAGCTCCCATCGCTTATTTCGTTAGAGGGTATTTCCCACATCAAATATGACGCGGAAAGTCTTCTGAAAATGCTGCCATTTTCGGCGGCGATGGCATTTACCGGGTTATTAGAATCGCTTATTATGGTGAAAGACGCCGAAAGTGTGCTTCATATAAAGGGAAACTCGTTCCGTGAAAGCGTTGTCCAAGGTATCGCAAATATCGCGACGGGGCTAACGGGCGGATTCGGCGGGTGTGTGCTTGTCGGACAGAGTAAACTTAATTTAGCAAATGGTGCGAAAACCCAGTTTTCATCGGTGATCACAAGTGTGCTTTTTATCGTGATTTGTTTGTTCTTCGGTCGCGCCATCAACGAAATCCCGATTGCGGCGGTTGTCGGTGTTATGTTACTCGTTGTATATAAAACAGGCGACTGGGATAGCATATTCAAACCGCAATCATTTGATAGGCGATGGATAATTACACTCATCACCGCGATTGTCGGGTTCGCATCCGGGAGTTTATCGCTTGGTGTCGTTGTTGGTGTGATATTGGATAAGATATCATCATTCAAATACTAATTTCACTATAAACATATGATAAAATTGAAATCATATGTTTATTGTTGTATATAACTCATCGTTCGTTTATTATACGTACACACTCTACGATGGCTTCCGAATCTATTGTTGCTCCTGAATCTGTATCTGTCGCCGTTGTCTCCGAATCCGAATACTGGCCTCGCACCGCGTCAGCCGCGAATGCGTGGGACTTCTCGTATATGAACGACTCGCTTTCCACAAGCAATTTGAGAGATGGTCTGCTCGCAGTCGTCCGCGCCGCCGAATCACCTGCGGTCAAGTCCAAGGAAATCGACGTCTGGAAATATCTATCCAATTACAGCCCACCCTCCGACCGCGGATTCATGTTTAGTGGGGGCGATGACTGGATCATCACACTCGTCCAGAATAAAATGGAGGTCGGTCATTCCGGATGTAGTATGGGATGGACAATGCGGAATATCGAGTTCATCGCGAAGAATGGGCTTCCGGCACACCGAAATATGTATCTGAACCGCGGTCGCTAGTCGTTAGACCCCGGATTCCATTTCATTCCATTTCATTCCATTTCATTCCATTTCATTCCATTACATACGACGGTAACGTATCAACATTCATAACAATATGTGTATTTCGACCATCTTTCGGGAACTTCGCCGCAATGGCCGCATGCTTCTTATATTTTTTATACGTGATTTTATACTCATCAAATATCGGATTGTGGATCTCGGCCGAAGGGATGTGATTGTGGACCGATCTCGTAATCATCTTATACAGTTTAAAATCCGGGTATCGCTCCTCTCCGCTCGATTTATACAGCACATTACGCCCCTTATCATCCATCGTCCATTTCACGATTAACCGAATCACTGGGTCGGAATTACACAGCTTTTCCACTTTACGCAGGTCGTATATGAAATAATCAAATAGTGCGCATGCGAACCGGCACAAATCAAAACTGTAGTTCGGTTCTACAGTGGGTTTGTCCGCATTATAATATGGCGGGAAATTGTATTGCGTGGCGGCGTCGCCTTTCGGGTGGAAACTGTCGCTACAGATGAGCTCCCCGCGGAATTTGTAAATCGCCCGACCGAAATCGATGATTTTAAAGATGCGGCCATACGTAGGGACCTTATAATACTGGTCTTCGTAGAGGTAATAAAGAAACTCTTCAGTGGTTTCAATAAACATAACATTGTTCGTATGAAGGTCGTTATGTGTGAACGCAAACATCTTCTGGTATATAATGAGCGTCATAATCACCTGGAATAGAATAGACGACCACTCTTCTTTTGTCAGTTCATCTGTCATCATGATATGGTCCAGGGTGCTTACACACTTTTCAAGGAGAATCGCTTGAACAGGGAAGTCCTTGATTTTAACGATGATATTTTCATCATCGCTCTCATATGACCCGTCGCTGCCGTCGCTGCCGTCCGTGAACGACGTATCATCCACTTTGATTGCGTCATTATTTCCGTCATCACCACTGTCGACGTCACTGTCGCCGTGACTGTCACTGCTGCTGCTGTCACTGTCACTCTCGATGTCGCCATCGCCCTCGCCATCGCCATCGCCCTCGCCCTCGCCCTCGCCCTCGGCGTCTATCGTAGTATACGATGAGTTGGACTGCGATGAATCACTATCACTAGAATAATCCTGGTCTCTCGTTCGGTCTTTATGATTCAGTTTCGTTTCACCACCACCACCACCGTCTTGCTGGCTTTGACTCATCATCAGGTCTTCAACATTCAATTCGACCATTTCAGGCGCAGTGGACGCGGTGGACGCGGGTGTATCGATTACGACACACTCCGATTCGATTGGTGTAGCGGCCGAATCGCATTCTTCAACAACTACCGTATCAAGAATATGAAGCTTGTTTTTACTATTTGATTCGTCATCGCCCTCCGCCGCCGCCGAACCAATCATCGGTTTCAACTTATTCCGGAGTTTCATTAATTTACTCACATTGATATCCGATAGGTCGGATTCGTCTTCGCCAAACTGCGAATAATCGATTGTGAAGAGTTCGTTCTCGTATGTATTGAAAAACGAGCATCCGACAAGATACTCGATATCATCAAACACATTCGTGGAAAATTCGCGTTGTTTACATAAATAACTGCCATAATAATCCAGTCCATGGACGACTCCATGGGTATGAAGTGTTTTGCTCGTTAAGTAGGAGAAAAACCCGTCAACATACGACGCATTGTTCACGTTTAGCATTTTCTCTTCACAATCCGCGGAACTCGAATTGTATTTGGGTAGCGTCATCGTTTTCGTATCATTAATATTGTATTTACCCGATAAATACCGGATAGGGTCAAGTAGCGGCGAATACTTCACAAATATCGGCGCATTATGCGCATTGCCAGCATCATCCCCAATCACCGTTTCAAGATGGTTTAGGGTTTGGCTGCTTTCATTGATTTGATGCGAATGCTCGATAATATTCTGTAAATAATACTTTTGGTTCAATTGAATACTATTATAATTGGACTCGTTAATATCGAAAAATCGCGAATAAATCGGAGTAAAATTCTGGATATCGAATAATAGCGCGGGTTCTATCTTATCCGGAGTATACTTATGTTTCCGATAATGTAATTGGAATAACGCAGGTGACATCGGCATCGGCGTCTTCGGCGTATTCGATATAGACATGATGTTCCTAAATGAAATACTGGTATGATTGTTAAATAGAAGTTATAAATTGATTTTAAACGGGGGCTCCACCGCATCCCGATTCCATTCCGATTCCGTATCGATTCCGCATCCGATTCCATTTCATTCCATTTCATTCCATTTCATTCCATTTCATTCCATTTCATTCCATTCCATTCCATTCGTAAAAAATGTCATTAAATAATATATGCCATTTTTATCACCATTTACTCGATTCGTCGTGATTGCGTGTAAATGAATTTAGAACTCGCGAAGTTTGATATGAAGGCCATCAGCTTTCGCCCCGATGAAAATAAGGGGCCCGTTATCGTTCTCATCGGCCGACGTGATACAGGTAAAAGTTTTCTCGTTCAGGACTTGATGTTTCACCACCAGGATATCCCCATTGGGACCGTCATCTCAGGGACAGAAGCCGGCAACGGGTTTTTCGCGGCCCATGTGCCAAAACTATTCATCCATGACGCGTATAACACAGCAATCATCGAAAATATTCTCAAGCGCCAAAAGGCGGTCCTGAAGCAGGTGAAGAAGGAACAGGATATGTATAAGAAGTCGTCCATTGACCCGCGTACATTTGTCGTATTGGATGATTGTCTGTATGATAACAAGTGGACGAAGGATGTGATGATGAGGCTTTTGTTCATGAATGGGCGTCATTGGAAGGTCATGTTAGTCATCACAATGCAATATCCCCTGGGTATCCCTCCAAATCTCCGCACCAATATCGACTACGTTTTTATCCTCCGCGAGCCATATATTGCGAATCGTAAGCGAATCTATGACAATTATGCGGGTATGTTCCCCACTTTTGAGAGCTTTTGTCAGGTCATGGACCAGTGTACCGAGAATTATGAGTGTCTCGTCATCAATAACAACGCGAAATCGAACAAATTACAGGACCAAATCTTCTGGTATAAGGCACAACAGCACGGGCCATTCAAGCTGGGCAGTAAGGAGTTCTGGGAAATATCGAAGAATCTCGGTTCTGATGACGAAGGAGAGCAGTCGTATGACCCTAATGCCTCGAAAACCAGTAAGGCGCCGAAGATTAACGTGAAGAAGAGTAAGTGGTGATGGAAAAGCGCTCACGAATTGGC